TTTTGTAATTCACCACACTTACTACATTGCTTTTCTGTAGGGTTCCAAGATTGATCTTTTATATATTGTTGTGCATGAAGTACTCCTAACCAGATCGCTGGATCTTCTTTACACCAGGTCATAAATTTTTCTAAACCTATTGGTAAGTCGTCATATAAATCTCTTACAGTCAAACTATGTTCTCCAGAATATAATCTATCAATTACTATTCTTGCGATACCATGATCAATCGATGATATTGGTGGAAAACCACATTGTTCTCTTAATTGCCTAACTCTTTCATGTGAACATTCCCATTCATCAGCCCAATGTGATAGTGGTTTGTAAGGATCTTCATTAAATAATTTATAAGCCTCTTCTACGCTTGGTATTCTTCTACTCGGCACTTTTCCTCCTTCTAGTCAAACCCCTCTCTTTACGAATCTTCCTTCTTTCTCTTTCGGATAGTCCACCCCAAATTCCAAATTTTTCTGCGTTTACTATTGCATATTCTAGACAATGTTCTTGCACTTCACAGGAATTACACAATTCTTTTGCTTTTCTTGTTGATGCTCCTCTATCAGGAAAAAATATATCAGGATCAACATCTTTACAGTTGGCATCTACTTGCCACCATAACTCTTGAAGTCGTAAAATATTAGTTAATGATTCTTCTCTATATTCCATTGTTCACCCTGTATAATTTCGTAAAATTTGTAATTTACTAATTCTTCGTATTCAACTCTCTCACGAGCAAATTCGTTTAGATGAACTGATAGCAATCCATGAAAATTCAAAAATCCTATCAGGAATGTGTATGTCACAAGATCCATTAAACAAACACCTGTTTTTTATAAGGTGAAAGTAAAACTTTGTCAGATTCTTTTAACAAGTCCCCATCAAAATATAACATTGGATCAGCGAATCTTACGCTAAGATCCCCAATGCGTTCCTCTTCTACTATTGCCATACTCGCCCCATTTGTCGAATCTGATAAGTGAGTATTCGCAGCACCTGTTGATGCTTGACTACTCAAGTTCATAGCCGACAGTATTATTCTTGCAGATATCCTGGCACTTGTAAACTTTATATCCTCAGGTATTGACGAATAACCTGCATTGTAAGAAACGGTTATATTTTTAGGTTTAGCACCTGACCAACGACCTAAGACTCTTTCGACTCTTCCATTGGAATGAAATACATAATCACTCTCATTACCCTCGGTAAGTGAATTACCATCTTCTGTAATAGAAGAAATAGAATTGACAGGTATGTGTTTCAGATTGATTTCACGCAAATTGTCACCAAATATTATTTCGGTTTGATCCGCTGCCTCAATGTCATACCCAAGATAAGTTTTAATTACCTGATCTGCAAAAGGTATGATATTATTTGTAATTGATGTTTCTAGAGTAGAAGCAAAGTCGATCTGGACAATAGCCTCAACATCAGATACAGTACAGAGTGCCATGAGCTACTCCTTACTTATTATCTGAAGGTTTAACAGCTTTGGTTTCTACTTTTTTCTTTGGAGCTTCTTTTTTCTTAGGTGCTGCTTTCTTGATATAGCCAATTTCTTTTAGCCATGATTCAGGATAAGACTTACCTGCACCACCGAGTTTAGAAGCATTTGACTTAGGAAGTTCAGCTTTTGCACCTTCAAAAAATGAACCATCGCCTAATTGCCAAAGATCTTTCTCTAGTGTTATAAATTTTTCTGACATAATGATTAATCCTAACTTATTTTTGCCTTATTTAAGGTCTTTGTGTTTCAATAAATATGGGGGCATATAGCCCCCATATTATAAGATTAAATGCTATTAAGCACTTGTGATCTTGTGGAAAGCCTCTTGTCTGTAGACAGGGAATCCAACACGCATTGTAGCTCTGATCACCATGATATTCTTCGTAAAGTTATCACCATGACTATCACTAACTGCGATGTCCATACCTTGCCTCATTACAACATGAGCTGCTTCACCACCACCGAACTTACCAACAAGGATTGTTCCTTCGGAAATTGCTGTAGATGGTACTACACTTAATCCCCATAGTTGGTTAGCGACAGCACCTGCGTAGCCACCTGCATTAGTAAATACAGGAGCTTTTGCAGAATAACCGGCTGTTGCATCTCCAGCGAAATCTTCATCTAATTGAAGGACGATTTGCGCCCAATCATTTGGATGAATAACGATTGCATCTGGCTCTGTGAATGCATTGACACGAATGTCAGTTATTGCACCATAGATAGCTCCGATTCTTCCTAGACCTCCGGAATATGATCCGTAAGCTGTTGAGCCTACATTTGATTTACCGGCATCCAATAAACCTTCAAGGTTTGGAGATGTTCCGTCACCTGCGATTAATTGACTGTCTAGTCTTAATCTCATCATAGTTTGTAGTCTTGAGTTCAAATATGACTCTAAACCACTTACATCTTGCATTAACTCATCTGTAACAGGTATGTTAACGCCAAGTTTTGAGATTGTAGCTGTTCTCTCGGTGAATGCTAATGCTGCCTCACCAACTGCTGCGGCTTCTGCTGCCTCAGCTGCATTGTTTGTGAAAGTAGTTTCTTCCAAATAAACGAATGCATTTTGATCTGTTGTAATTTGATCAAAAAGGTTGATTACTGCATTAGGATCACGAAGAGCTGTTTCCAAAATTCCAGGTTGTCTTAATGACTCTGGTGGATATCCTGTTGTAGTTAAATTAGTTTTTAACTCAAAAGGAATTGTGCTTTGAATATTCTTAGCACCATTTTCAACATAGCCTTTGTAAGCTGCTGATTTCATGACTTCTGCACCAAAGGATCCCTTTTTAGGTTCTTCTGATGGGTTAGGCATGCTTGCTACTGCTTCTCCTGAGATGTCTAATTTAGACTTTGCCTCAGCAACTTTAAGATCATCTCTTAAAGAAGCAAGCTCTTCATTTCTATCAATGACTGCTTGCTTTTGCTCTGGAGTCGCACCTGATTCTTTAATGTCTTCGAAAAGACCTTTTAATTCTTCAGATTTAAGAGCTATGTTTTCACGGACTTTTTTTACATCCATAATTTACTCCTCAATAATATCTTCTTCTTGTATTTCAATGTCGGTCATAATAGATTCAGCTAAGATCTGTTGACTTTCAAGCCAAAGACCATCTAGTTCATCATCTAATACTTCTTCTGTAGGTAATTCAGTCTGATCAACAGGATCTTCAACTACTCTTTCATCTCCTGTATCAACTTCCGGTTCTTCAGCAGGATCTGGAGTTTCGGCATTAGCCTCTACTACTTCCTCTGCTACTTCTTCGGTAGTTTCTTCTGCTACAGGTTCTGAAACTTCAGTTTCAAGATCTACTGTTTCTTCGACTTCATCTACTACTGTTGTTGCATTTTCCAACGCACCCTCCGTTCCAAATTCATCTACGAATTTGTCAATTTCATCAAAAGCATCTTGGACGCTTTCTTGAACTGTTCTGAGAGCTTCGGTTGCTGAAACTCCCAACTTCCTTCCATTCTTTTTCCTGAGTTCGCCTATAGAACCAACTCTGGCAACAAGGTTATTCAATGCTGCAAGCACATCTTTTACCTCATCAGAAAAGCGTTTACCTTGCACGCTGGCACCCTTTTCTGAAACTTCTAAATCTTGATCTTTTTCTGGGTTAGGCTCAATTAAATTATCTTTAACCTTTTTCATTTTTTCGGCAACTTCTCTTACCAAATCAACCCACCATTGTGGTAGGTCTGCATTTTCATCTTTTGGAATAGCTGCAAGAATATCTTTCATATCATTTGCAATATTTCCTAAGGCTTCCATAGCTGCATGTTGTTCAGTATGAGTTTTAGCTTCTTTTTTCATAGTTTCCTCATAATCTTCGTGTGTAGCACATGGCATATAAAACATTTGACCATTACTGTCATGTGTGTGTGAACCTTGACATCCAAGTTGTTTTGCACGATCTTCTGCTTCTGCTGCTGATTGATACATATCTCCTGTAGGTACAGCTTTTTCTTCTTCAGGATCATTTTCTTTCATGTCCTTGGCACATTTACCTGTTTTGTCGTAATCACATTTGCCGTAGCCTTTTTCCTCTTCGACCTCTTCTTCTTCAGGTTCTTCTTTTGAAAAACTACTATGACCTAATACACTTTTTTCATCTGAATCTTCTTTAGTGCTTTTGATTGCCATTGTAAATGTATCTTGATTAGCACCTACTAAGACAGGAGATACTTCGTATACTTCCAGATCTTTTAGATATCTAACATCTTCACCTTCATCGCTAGCATTTTTTTTAAATTTACCATATTCGGAATCCATGACTCTAAATCCAAATGACCATTGTTGTAGATCACCCATGGACTTGACTAAGTTGTAAGCCTCTTTACCTGACTCGGTGTCCATAAAGAACTTACCTTCGAATGTTGCCATATCGTTGTCTTGTTTGATCTTACCTTTACCGATTGGCATATCCCATTTGTGCGCCCAAACCATTGGGACATCACCTGAGTTAAAACCTGACTTGATAGCACCTGGTAATACAACATCACCATCGCTATCTATATTGTTGAATACTGAAAATACTGCTTTGACTTCGCCTAAAGAATCTTTATCTTCTTTAATTTCGAAATCAATGTTTTTGACTTCTTTATGTTCGGACATATAGCGCTACCTGTTCTCCTATAATCTTATATTTACTTGTGGTGCGCTGTTATTAAGAATAACCTATATTTTGTACTTTAGTGGTTTTTCACTACATATAGTGTATTTCACTAGTTGCCAACAATCTATTGCCAATGTGGTATAATTAAGACATGCTTGAAGATGATATAAAACTTTTGGCAACTTTGCACATCAGCTCAGGAAGTTTTCCTTTGAAGGTAAAGTCTGATCGATCTGGTATTGTCGAAATTTTTGGAAAATCAGTAGAGATATTCTTGGAGAAGAATAAACTTAAAGTATCAGACAATATTAGTGCCAAACAATTTAAGGGTGGCGCTAAAGAAAGAGATTATTTACTAGAATGGCTAACACTAAATCTGATGGAAGTCTAGATAAATCTGATGGAAGTCTAGATGAATTTAAAATGTTCATGGACACATTGGCAAGAGTCAATAAACCATCAAGAAATAAAATTATAACCGATTGGTTGGCTTTCTTAGATCATGATGATCAAGTTCGTTTAGTTAACAAACTTAAGAATCGTGGTATTGAATATCAACCAAAAGAAAATTTTAGATTTTTTGAAAATTCTTAATTCCTAAAATCTTTTATTTTTCTTAATTTGGATATTGGTTGGATGACTGATCTGTCAGTTTTCTGATGTGATCCATCTTCCATAATTGCCCACACCATCATTGTGGCTTGCTTTTTAGCATTGTCTACTGTTGTGACAATTCCATGGACAGTTGATGGTGGATCTGGATCTTTATTAATTGACCAACTAACAGCATCTCCTACTTTGACAGAATCTGCTTTTTCAGATCTAGCTGAGTTCATCTCAACTTCTGCTAAAGCCTCTGCTTCTTCAGTAGATACATTAATTTCTTGTATTAATTTTTCTGCATTCTTTTTAGAACTTAAAGGATGACCACTAGGTAGTAAATCAGTATCATAAGGTTTTCTCTTAAAGTTACCTGTTCTTAAGGCTCTTAATAGCCCATTTACTCTGGCCATTGCCCATTGTTGAGGTGAACTAACATTACCTCTTACTGAACCTGGATTGTTTTGATAAGCTGCTAATCCTCTGTTATAAGATGCAGTTAACATTCTAAGTGTTGCTCTATGTTTTGGATCCTTAGCATTATGCTCTTCTACTTTTTTCTTAAGAGAATCTTTGACTGCTTGACTTAGAGCTTTACCTTCTATTTCAAGTAACAATACTTCTTGTATCTTTCTTCTTTCACGAATTACTTTTTTATATTCATTAACGACTTTTTTCATAGCAGGTACACCAGATTTTGTTACACCACCCCACTTCATAACAGCAATAGTTCCGTTTAATCTTGTATTGCCTTTGTGACGATTCATAAATCTTTCTCTTCTCTTTACCCAATTTAAGACTGACTCTGATCTATCTCCAGATCTATACTTTGTCCACCTGTTAAAAGCATCATTACCTGTAAATGAAGTTGGAGGATTACCACCGGTACCTGCTCTTCTCCAAATCTCAGGCCAATCCTCTTTTAGATTTTTTACATAGTTGTAATCAGGAAATTGTTTATGTTGTGAGTTTGTAATAGAAATACTCTGATTATCACCTGATCTAGGGAAGTTTGTAGTTTTAGGTGCTTTTTCAGATTTTTTCATTCGATCTAAAGCACCTCTTGCTTCCGATTCATTGTCATAGCATTCGATAACATCATTATTTTCATGATCTAATATGCACCAAGCACCATTTGGCATTTGTGCAACATATTTCATTTCTTCTTCATCAAGATATGTTGGAGTAGGAACTATACCTTGTCTTAGAGAATCTACAGCTGCCAAAGTACTAGTCATAACTTTTTCTTCTAGATCTTTAATCATCTGCTTCATGTCTTCCATGTCTTGATTTGGTTCTTCTTCTGTTTCCTCTGGAACAGGGCTACCATCAAGTGGTCTTTCAATCATATTCAAAGGTCTAAGATATAAGTCATGAGTTTCGTTAGTGTCAAGTCCTGCTTGTTTTCTAGCCTCAGCTATTGTGATCCACCCACCTTGAACAGCAGTATTCATTCTTTTGTAAACATCATCTTTGTCTTGTGATAAAGCTCTTACATCATCCAAGTTGTACATAACCTTGAGTTCTTCAGCATCAAAATCTTTTCTAAGTAATTGATGTGTTAACTCTGATGCAACTGATTTCCATAAAGGTACTAGTTTTTGTTCTGTAAAAAATTCTCTAAGTTCTCTAGTGTTGTTGTAAGTAGCTGCATCAAGACCTGCACCAAGTCCGGCCAAAATTGCAGGGACACCTAAAACAGCAGAAACTCTCTCTTCAGGAAGTTTTCTTAGTTCAGTCAGATTCATTTGATCTGGAGAAAAAGAAACCACTTCAACATTCATTGCTCCACTTAGTACCATAGGAGCGCCTCTATTTTTGCCACCGAACTTCTGCTTATACATCGCAGAGATAGCCTCTGCTTCTTCTTTCGATGGACCGCCCATTTGATCATCTTTTGGAGAGAGGATAACACCTGGTACAGCCATATTATGTAAGAGTGCTGCTGCATACTGTCCTGCTGCCTCATCGCCTAAGATTTCTCTTAATACAGATTTTAGAGGAGCAAAACCTCGTCTATGGTTATTTGGATCTATTCCATTTCGAATATGCACTATATCATTAGTTGGAACGACTATACTATTACCCCCAAGTCCACCATGAGGTGCATATTTAAAATGTGTAATCAAAGTGTCTTCGTCACCTTTAGGCTCTACTAGGTTTGGCATTAAAGGTACAAGCTGTACCACATTTCCATCAAGGTTTCGGTTTTTATATAAAAATGCATCACCATAAGCAGATAGAGCAACGACTATATAGTGAGCTAAAAGGTTTCCTGATGTAAAAGGATTCGGTCTATCTAAAAGTTTTGATAGTGGATGGTTACTAATAATTTCTTTATCGTTATCTGATTCTTGAATTACTAATGCTCTAGGTTCAGCAAATGAAGTTGCTAGAACATTTAAACAAGCTACTACTGCTGAGTTGTTAGATCCATCTCCAATATCATCTAATGAAGACGCAGGCCAATAACCTGAATCTGTGTTATATCCGTAAACTGCTCTGTCTAAACTTGTTTGTTGATTATACCTATTATTCTTTTGTACATTTTGTACTTGTCTTTGTGTAGGGCTATTTAAAAAATCTACTGTCCTACGAAATATTGATTTTCTTTCATCTGCCATTTAGTATGCACTCCATCCTCTTCTGTGTTGTGCGCTTAATACACCATATGATATGGCATCCACTATGTCGTCATGACTGCCCACAGGGAATGTCATTAATTCTCTTTCTACTTCTATCAAATAAGGTGCGCCATATTTGAAAAGAACATCTCCTGCTTCCATTCTTGCTGCTAAAGGCATCGCTCTGCTTACTTTATCTTTATCAGCTCTTAATTCTTTTACAGCTAAACCTTCTCTTCTAGCAAACTGTATGAGCGAAAGCTGAAAACCAGATCTTTCCATACCAACCCATTGTAAATCATATTCTGCCATTTTTTGTCTTATTCGAGGCACAATATCAGGTGCCTCCATGCGTTCACGAACAACATCTAAAACCAAGATCTTACCTTTTGGT